GTAGGATCTGTGGTGTCTCTACAAATAAAATCTGGCCACATTGCACGGACAAAGATCAAAAAGTTATCCTGACATAATTTTATATATTCGATTTGTTTTTTTAAAATTAACGCCCGTAGTTCGTCATCTGTAAAATTATCTAGACTTGCCATAAAATTCTAATTATTTGGGTCCCCTTTTATACCATATAGTTTGGCACATAACTACATCTATTCAAGTTGCTTACTAAAGCATGCGACCAGCAAAGCTGGGGTTATCCCCGTAGCTACATGATAAAAATTTAGGATTGCAGGTGTTTTGTTTTGATGAGCCTTCTAGATACACCGATAGCGGTGTTAACCGCTATCGATTTGTGGTTAATCTAACTACTTAACTTTTGGATTAAGTAATTAAATTTATTTACGATCTTTTGTTTAAAGTCGTCTATTAGTGGGTTGCCTTGATTTTCTAAAATCAATTTTTCTACTTCGCCCTCTAACATTTTATACATAACCTCATAATTTAATTTACTAATTGCGTCAGGATTTAAATTAGTGTTTGGAGTTATGTTAGTGTTAGCGGATTGCTCCGCTAACACTTTACTTATGTTCATTGGAACATTAGGCATTGTTATCACCTAATGCTTTGTACTCATTATATTCAATCTCACTTGTGAATTTATTGAATAAATCAGTATGCTTGATTTTGAAATTAGCAGTATCGAATTTTTTTCTTTTTCGATTTATTCGCTGAATTCCAAATATATTATCTTGCTTATCTTTAGCAAAGATAACATTTACTTTTTTATCTTCAAAAAGATTAACCACACTTTGTTTCATTGTATCTATTTCTTTGGCTAATCTATTTTGTTTTAGTTTTAAGTTAGCATAAGCTACAACAAGTTTTTCCTCGTCTTGCTTTAGTCTAACTTTTTTCGCTGTACTCATAGTTTATACCTCATTGTTATTTAACTATTCTTTTGTCTTATCATATCCCATATTAATAACAATATAATAATGTGTCCATTTTGGGTTTGTTCATTTTGGGTTTTTCCACAAACAAATGCAGAACTTTTTTAGAACCCCCTGTGAACTTGTGGCTCGGAAGCAACACCTTGTTGTGAATAAGCAACACCGACACCGAGCCGTCGCCAACGAGCGACGGCAACGGCATAGCTTTACCAACTACAAGTATAGATTGGAACTTGTTTATTTTTGATTTGTTCCTTGCACCACGCAATAAACTTTTTATCTTGGGCTTTGTATTCTTTCACAGATTGTTCTTGGAACTGCTGACCCCAGAAAAAACCGTCAGAACAGAAAGAAGTATGATAGTTGTTTTTTATTTCTTCCTCTAACTCCTTAACGACCTCTTCCGTAATATAGACTTCGTCCCCTGCGTTAAAACCGAGATGACTTAAATCCATTGGGTGGGAACTCAGTCGGCTATCCCTTTTCTTCTGTTCGGCTTCGTTCTGTTCTCGCCACTTACGAGCGAAGAATGTTTGAAGTCTTGCGTGTTTTCGCCAAATAAAAACATCTTGGCGACCTTCCTCTCTTTCTTTTTCATCATCAGAATAATACTTCTTCCAATCGATTTCTTTATTCCGAAGATGTGCATATTGGTCTAGTCCCATATATTTCTCCTTTTGTTATCTTTAACCCTAGTCTTATCATATCCCATGCTAAAGTCAAACCTAAATTTTTACACAAGGCGTGCCTTCGGATCCCAGCTTCGTAAATTAGAATAGTTCTAAACTGGTTCTAAACTAAACGACACGAGATGGCATTACAGAACTCCGTGCTGGAGAGCCCACCAGGCTGCCAGTATGATCACAATCAGGCCTCCGGTAAACGACGGGGCGAGGAACAAAACGATGGCAATGAATAAAATTATACTCACGCAACCTTCTTCCCCACCTGGATGACCACACCTTGTTTTTTCCATGGATCTGCCATGAGCTGCAGCTCATGCTTAAGTGTATCTAGCTGCTGCTTCGTTATGTTGTTAACGGTCACCGGGATCTTGGCTTTAATTCTTTTTTGTCTGTAACTTTGTCTTTTCGAAAATGGCATTATGTTCTCCTTTCTTTTGTTAACGGACCGCACCAGTCAAACCCGGCTTGACTATTTTGGTGATCAACCCAACACAATGCCAGCGGATGCAGTGCGGCCCTAAACTGCGTAAACTAGAGTCGCATCTAAAAGATGGAGTGCTGTGTACGCTGCTGTTTTATATAAGATTAGATGGGACAATGTCAAGAAAAAACTTCGCCAGTTCCTGAACCACCACCTCCTCCTGCTACGCCAGCATCTTGTGTCCTTTGGTCAGAAGGCAGGGGCACAAGTTCTAGTCCTTAAACGAGAAACGACAGCTTCATCTGGTGCGAGGACGACAGCAATCCGTTCACGCTGCCTGGAGAAGACCACTGGTCACCGGGGAGGTTACCAGTTGTAGTTTAGAAACGACAAACGACAACGAGATCTTGTGCGAGAAACGAGAGCTTCAGGAGCAGCGTGCCAGATCCAGCTCTGTTACGCTGCCGGTGCCATCCCTCATGCTATCCAATAAACGAGATTCTTTAATGAGAGAACGAGAACGAGGGCTTCGCTGGCCAGTGAGCTCCCGGACTGCATCCTGGAAGGAGATCCAGTCTACGGGAAACGAGAACGAGAAACGAGGTTTCAATAAACGAGGATCTGAGAAAGCGGACACCGGTCTGTACAGTTTGCAAACTCTCTCCAAGAGGGAGTGATTGCAGATCAAAACAACCCCACCATAACTGATATGTTTATTTATCCAACTAATTTGCCATTTGGATAGCTTCGGATACTTGACCTTATCTGATTTAAGTTCCATCCAAAAACCATTACCATTTATGCAACCGTTCAAATCAGGTATACCATTGATTGTGCTAGATTCTATGCGTGTAAAATGTATTTGATTACAGTTCTTTTGAATCAGTCTCGATAGTTTAGATTCTCGTTTTTTAGTTGCCATAACTAAGTCAGTTTTTGATTTTTGTTTTGCTTAAAATACAGCCTAATGGGAATATATTTGTATCACTAAACACCGCCTCTTTCTCATCAAAAGTAGCGAATGAGGTCAAGGTCTTTTTCTTCCTATCAATTTTGTAGATGTATCCTTGAGATACCATGGTGCAACATTCAAGCTTATCCATCTCATCTTCAGTCTTATGACCAGCATCACCCGTAATATCTATCCATCTTATTTTATAAAAATAATACTTTTTCTTACCGACAACGGCATTTTTAAATTTACTTTTTTTTCGTCGCTTTGACATTGACATCTCCAACCATAGTTTTTATGTCAGGATTATGTACTTCATTAAACACAGTAACAAAAGATGACCAATTATTACTTTTCAGGTAATTCTTTTGTCTCCGGCTTAATTTCGATTGTTTTGGCGTTGAAACCATCAATCTTGCCGGATAGTTCTTTGAGTTTTTTCTCAAGCTCTGCACGTGACATACCCTCCAATCCTGAAACTCTAACTTCTTTTTTATCAATATATAAGCCAGCTAACTGACCTGATCTATACTCTGCATTTACAGCTGCTGAATATTGTTTGTTATCTGCAGCCATATCGGCAAATCTTTCTAATCTTCTATATCTACGAATTTTGTTTCTTTCGTATTTTGAAGATGCCTCTTCAAGTTTCTTATCAAGATATTTACATATATGTGGATTGAGTTTTCTATTAGTTAATCTACTTGCAATAACTGAGTAATCATTATCATTCTTACATTCATACTTAGCTTGTCTTAGTGCTTCTGATTTTGTAATCTCACCCCAATTAGCAACTAAAATATCAATAAACATCTTTTGTTTTATAGTAAGATCCTTATCAGTTCTCAGTGCTTTCTTTTTGAGACCAGGCATTAGTTAGGTTTCTTACCAGACATTTCTTTTTGCATCATAGCTGTAGCTTTCCTAGCTTGGTTTTTTCTGTACTTGCTTAGCTGTCTTATACCTTTAATCATTCTGGCTTGAATTGTTCTTGTGTCTCTTATACTTTGTATTAGTCTCCTGTCACTAGGCGTAACTTTAGGTCCAAATTTTACCTTACCTGCTCTTTTTAACACATTAAACCCCTCTTCAGTTTTCTTTTTCATTTCATTCATAATAATCTGAGCTTTCGCTTCTTGCTTATCTAATTTTTTAAGAGAGCTTTTGAATTTTTTTGATGAACGTATATTTTTTAATTTTTTACTTGCCTTAGCATAAACATTATTAATCCTGGAGATTTCTTCAGCTATTTGCTTTTTAACAAAGGGTTGTTTCATAAAGAATTTTACAGCTCTACCACCAGCTCCTTTAACAGCACCACCCAAAAAATATTTCCCTGTTTTCATAATTTTTTATTATATAGATTTCTACAACCTATTTAAACCTGACCCTATTAAGAATTTTGCCCTTCCGTAAGACCATGTGGTGGGTCTAGGGACACCAGAGGGACACCATCAGACCCACCTTAAATTGACTTAGAATCGTTGGTATATAACAATAATAGTAAATAGACCCATGAGACCCACTAGTTAAGCCGACCTACATGAATGTGTTAATGACTCTGAAATATCTATATAATAGATTTTACAATGAGAAATTGTGTGGTATAAATATCACATAACTAAGATCCCAGTTTCCCCTGGGGTTTTTTACGTAAATTGTTATCTTTTAGTTATACCTTTCTACCCCCTGTTCGGTAGCCTGAACAGGGGGTTTTTTTCTTCCGGTGTCCGGTATTCTGTGTTATAAGATACGTATGGGCAAACCTAGCGAAAACCTCCCTCAGAGTATTTCAAGGATTGCCCTAAAATCTAGGAGACCACCGTGAATGAACTTGATTATTTTAATTTAGGAACTCTAGTAATTATAATTATTTTAATTTGTCTTCATTTCGCCTAACGGGGCTCTTCACCACCGCAAACATACCCAACAACCTGTTTACCCTTATACTCATGATAATAAAGGTTACTGAACATTTTACGTTGTTTACGTTCATGAATTTTAACATTATAACTATACCAAGAATGACAGGACATAAATATTTCAAAAGTATCTAATTTTATTTCACCAAAGGTAGTCAGATATAGTAATGTTATCATAATGGGTTTCATCTTATATCTCCCGTTACAACCCTAATCACTGTAGTAATAGGATTATATTTATTTTTACCGTTAGAAGAACATCCCACAAGTACCACAACTACCACAATCAACCACAAGATCCTCATTTAAAGTCCAGTTTCTTTTTAATCATATCTATCCTTTTCTTTACAGATCTTCTTTCTTCTTTCGAATCAGCAGCTCTATAGTTAGCATACTCATTTTTATACTCAATCCAATATCTTTGTACTTCTGTAAATACAATTATCTTTTCATCTAAACATTTTTTATAACGGTTATGGACCATATCAGGATCTAAGCCAGCATAGTAGCAAATATCTTCAAAATCTTTACCTTTGTTAATAAACCATTCATGTGCATCTTTTTTATTATAAGCCTCATTTTTACCACCTAGAGTATATAGACAATCTTCAAAAGCTTGGATAATTATAGCTTGGTATAATCTCACATCACTTTGCTTAGGCTCTCTTACAAACTCTGTTGCAATATTAGTGCCCATGATTTTTAATAAGTATGGAGAGCATGTCATGATAGAATAACCTTATATGATGAGAGTTAATTTTGTTATTGACCTCCTCATGGAGATCTTCCATGAGTTTCATTTTAGCTATGCCATCCATTTTTTTTATAGATTTAAAATCAAGTAATGGAAGATCGTCATCGAAGAACATTTGCATAGCCACCAGCATTGAAAAGACATGGATGTGGGAGCTGGCAGCTAAGCATTTTTAACTAGGGACAAGCCACGATTCTTTGCAATTCGTTTACGTCCTTTTCTCCAGTTGTTCTCAACTTTATCTAAAAAGCTGAGATTACCATTCCCCATACCATAATCATTTCCACAATATAATTGGAACATAACGGAAGTAATACTGTCATAAGTTCTCTTATCTGGGCTAATAATAACTAGCTTATCAAGAGCTTCATCGAGTATTAAATCTAACGGTTTTTTTACCGCCGCCATAACAATCTCCTATTAATTAATAAAAAATTGTGTCCGTTATTCTGTGATAATAAGAAGATTTGAAACCCCTTCTTTTCATAAGGTTGAGGAATACCCTACAAGTAATACATACTCATAGGGTTAAGATCAAGTATTATTTTTTTAATTTGGTAAGTGATTTGCCTTCTGCAAGTAGCTTAGCTTTGAATGATTCGGGTGATACCCCATTCTTCTTTGCTAATTTTTTTGCTTCGGAATCAACCAATTTGGCGATCATAGCACCAGGGCCTCTAAATCCTTGCTTACCCATGGCTTTAACAATTGCGTAGGTGTCTACATCAATTGCTACTGATTTCCATTTATTGATATCCATGCTTTATACTCCTTTTTGTTTAAACACTTAGTATTATATAATCTATCTATTT